GGGCTCCCCGAAGAGATATTCGCCGATACTGCCATGACGCTAGATGATAAGCGATTAAACAAGCAAGCCCTAGAAGCTTGGCAAATCCTTATGACCAATCTCCAGCTCACCCCAGACGGAACCAGACGGATAAGTAAAGGCTGGATGAATCACCCCGCTACGCTGATGTGGACTGGTTGTGACCTAGCACTCCTCAAATACATAAACGCTATGGTCGAGGAATGGCTACGGAGAGGTCACCAGAGCACCATAGCCGTCAAAGCAAGAGACACCTATGCTCATGCCCTAGCAAAGAATCTCGTAGCCGAAGAGGTTGTTTACCCAGACTGGATAATGGATTCAACTAAGCTCCAGCAAGTCGTTCTCGCTCACCGCAAAGCTCTCTCGGTAAAACATTGGGAGCATTATCGTGAGCATGGATGGCACAAAACGAACCCAAAGACTTATGAGTATGTTTGGTATCCGTCTGGGCATGAAAGACCTGCTACAGAATTAGGCGTAATCCTCGGATAAACCCCTGTCCCCTAAATCGGGATAAAAAGATTTAATAGATAGCTTGCAACATTCTGCAACATCCCCTATAGTTTACTCATGGATAGCTCAGGGAAGGAGCAAGAGATGGCAAATAGCATCTGCGAAAACTGCTGGATAGTAGCAGGAGATATGGCGAAGCATCTGTGGGAGGAGCATGGGGTTGCCCCTAGCTCAGAGGCACAGGAGCGTATAGCGAGGCAAAAGATAGAGTTCCATGAGAGCCTTAGCGGGCTAGATGTGCATATGGAGGGTAAGAAGAAAGCCCTAGCATGGGGAGGCACGAGCAAATGAGCGAGGAGCAACGAGGGGCAAAGGAGCACATCCTCTACCTGCTTCTGGAGACAGCGAATCACTACCGAGAGACGATAGCCGAAACACCTACGGAGGAAAAGGAATGGGACAAGGAAATCCAAAAGCTACTGGGAAGGATGAAGAGATTATGAGCTACGAGGAAATCTGGGCTAAAGCCACAGAGGATGCGGGTAAAGCCTACAGGCAATCTAAGCCACGACCTATGGCATGGCAATCATCAGAAATCGATAAGGGCTTCGACTGGAGCCAACCCTACGACATCGAACCCGAAGGAGTTTGCGGATTCGCATGGATTTGGATACCAAAGGCACGGGGCAAGTTTGTAAACTGGCTCAAGGCTGAAGGCAAGGGCAGTAAGAACTACAGAGCTGGCTACGACATCTGGTATAGCGAGCTGGTATCAAGCAACTCTCAATCTATGGAGAGACGAGAAGCTGCGATGGAAGCGGCAGTAAAGGTTCTCAGGGAAAATGGAATCGACTGCTACGCCGAATCAAGGATGGACTAAATGGCGGAATCAACCCAAAATACAAAACGAAAGGAAAGCAACATGGAAACGCACAAACAAAAAGGAAATCTGCCAGCAGGAATCTCAAGCCTAGTAAGGGAATCGGAGAGGGTAGGAGCATCCAGAGAGACCAACCGCATACTCAAGCTACTGCTAGACTGGGGGCTTCAATTCACCCCTGAGCAAGCAGACCAGCTTGGCAACACGGGTTCCTAACCCCTTAGAGAGGCTTCCTAATGGAAATCAAAGTTTACACAACCCCATCCTGCGTGCAATGCGAAATGACAAAGAAGATGTTTACAAAACTAGGGGTTTCGTTTACTGCCATCGACCTCTCAGCCAACCCAGAAGCCAAGGCGGAGATTGACCCGCTAGGCTACACATCCGCACCTGTAGTAGTCGCTGGTGACCAGTCGTGGGCTGGCTTCAGGCTGACCAGCATACATGGACTAGCAAACCAGCTTTATGGGGATACCCACAAGGCTGTTTAATGACGGACTACTATGGTAGTCGCCCAAAGGACATCTTCTCAATGACACAACAAAGAGAGACCACTCTCATCAATGATGGAAAGAATTACGAGAGGGTAGCCATCCAAGAATATCTATCTCGTTTATCAAGTCGTTATGATGAGCTTGACCAACAACAGCTCTCGCTTACGCTGCAAGACATTGCTCGTAGGGTAGGATTAGGGGAACACCGAGAGGATTGGAATGACCGACGCTGAACAAATTATGGAGATTACTGCCCGCACAGTCCAGATTGCTAGAGGCATGGCAGTCAATGAGGAGCAATCACGAATCAAGGCTGGCATCGAGGATTACGCAAGGAATAAGCCCCTGTCTCCAGAGGCAAGACTCATAATCCACGAAATCCGTAAAATACTAAATGGGGCTGAAGCCTGACCCTTTCTCAGGGGGAGATAAAAGCTTTATCTAAATAGCTTGCAACCTAGTGCAATCTAGGCTATCCTTTACTCATGGATGAGGAAGGAGCAAGATGAATACATCCCAACTGCTAAAATCACTCGAAGCAGAATACGGGAGGTTGCTACTCAGTTGGCAATCTCTGATGGACAAAACAACAGACCCCTACGCTCAGCATCGCCTACATATCATAGGCAACAGGATGCACTCCTACTATGAGGAAATACGAGAAGAAATCCTCACAGGCGGTAGGCGATGAGCTGGAGAGAATACAAAGAAGCCGATGCACTAAAGCTAACCGAAGCTCAGGTTGCATGGCGCAAGAAAAAATACCTCGAACAGATACCTGACGATGAGCTTCTCCAATGGACTCTCCATCTAAACAGGGTTCTGCTCCACGCCTCTGAGTGTCCCCGAATGGATGAATACTACGAATTTGTATGGATGCCAAGACCGAAGGAGATGGAATGACGGAAGAGCACAACCCGCTACATGGATACAATTCAGGGAAGCGAGCAGGAAAGATGCTTGGGATAGAAAACGGCAAAAGCCTAATGCTCGCTAATGTCATAGAGATAATCCAAGACATGACTGATGATAACTACCGCCGATACGATAAAGATTCTCTGGCAACGATGCTTTGGAAGGAGCTAAACCAAGATGACGACTAACGATGAATACAACGAGCTTACAAAAAAGGCTTGGGATACCGCACAGCAACAGTTTGTAAACGGACTAAATACTGGCAAAGCCCAAGAGCGTCACAGGCTAATAGCCCTACTGCTGGAAAAAGAAATTCTGAGGGAGTCGCTATTCAGCACTCCAGAAGAGCTACGCTATGTGGCGATGGGCAACCAAGGAGACAGGGTCATAGACCTCGGCTCTCTCGAATAGGATTCCCAAGACCCTCTTGGGATGGAAGGAAAACATGGCACACGAACTAGAGCAGTATGGAGAACAGACTGCTTTTGTATCGGCTAGAGAAGATGCTTGGCACCAGCTAGGCACAGTTCTGCCCGATAGCTTCACCGCCGAGGAAGCGATGAAATACGCTCACCTCGCAGACTGGGATGTCCGAAAGCAACCCCTATACACATCGGACATACTCTCTACTCAAGCACTCTCTATCAAAGATAGGTATGCAACCATCCGAACGAATCCTTGGACTAAGGTTCCCGAAGTTCTGGGAGTTGTCGGAAGCAAATACACACCTATCCAGAATGAAGACCACGCTGAACTGCTAAATACCTTAGTAGATGAGAGTGGAGCAAGCTTCGAGACGGCTGGGAGTATCAAGGGAGGCACTCAAACCTTTATGAGCATGAGGATGCCTAAATCAATAATGGTAGGAGGGAGCGATGAAATCAGACCCTACATAATCGCTCTCAACAGCCATGATGGGTCAATGGCATTTCAGTTTCTCATAAGCCCAATCAGGGTGGTATGCGCCAATACGCAAGCTGCCGCTATACGGGATGCCCAATCCCGCTTCTCGGTAAAGCATACAAAGAACGGCACTAAATCTATTATCGCTCAAGCTAGGGATGCACTAGGAATGACCTACCAATACCTAGAAGGCTTCTCTGAGGCTGCCGAACGGATGATACAGCAGGAACTCTCTACTGAGGATTTCACTAAGGTAGTCGATGCGATACTCCCGCTAAACGAAGATGCAAGTGAGCTAATAACGAACAGAATCGGGGCGGAACGACTCAGGCTACTGGGATTGTTCGAGACATCGGAAACGATGAAGGAGATAAGGGGAACGGCATGGTCTGGATACCAAGCAGTTACCGAGTATCTCGACCACTATAGAAATGTAAACGGCAAGAACACAAACCAAAGCTCAATCTATCGAGCAATGCAAGCCGCTAACGGCAAAAGCGAAGAGCTGAAGAGCAGAGCCTTCAGGATGCTACAACTCTAATGACAATAGGGGGTAGGGCGAGAAAAATCTTTATCTACCCCCTATGCAACACTCTGCAACTCGTGATAGGATGTAATAGAAGGAGGAAACATGAACATAATAATCAGAATCACCCCGCCTAATGCCGCACCTGAGTTTAGGGAAATCTATTTCTATGGGGAGGAAACAGCACCAATCGAAATCGGAAGCGTCTACTGGGCAATTAGGCAGGGTGGCTGGGAAGAGCCAATCGATGCCTTTGTCAATACAGTTGAGAAGATGTCCCTAACGCTCAGCCACCTCAAAAAAGATAACGCAATCGAGGAGAGATTTCTCTACAACTGTGTAATAGGCATAAACTACGACAGGGAAGAGATAACCCTAATCAGAGATGGTAAATCCTGCAACATAGGGATGGATTCATGGATAACGCTAATGGATGCCTACTTCGAGAACAACCTCGGATTCGGAACTGGAGCTGAGGCAGATACTTGGATGAGGGAAAGCGGAGAAACCTACTAATGGCAGATTGGGCAAGAACTAATCTGACGATAGTAGCGGACAGCGAAACTCTAATGAAGATTGTAAACCAGCTTGGCTACCGAGACCCAGACGCTAAGAACCATCTGGAGACGGAGCAAGTTGTGTTCTCTCTCTGGAACATCCTGAGACCGCCTACGGATTCTCTAGGGGAATACTACGCCCCAAGCAAAAGCGTAAATGGAGCAGAGCATGACAGCCCCTATAACTGGTTTCGATGGAACCTAGAGAACTGGGGAACTAAATGGGATTGTGGCAATCCGCAAAGGCAGGAAATACTGGAGGAGAACATGGTTGTCTACGACTTTGACACCGCATGGGATTTTCCAGCTAATGCGCTTATGCACCTCTCATACCAATATCCCGAAGCCTCAATAACGGCAGTAGCCACCTACTCAGACGGAGGAGCTACTATCGCAAGCTGGAAGGATGGAGAACAAATTGGCATCACGGAGTTCTAAAAACACCCACTATCATTTCGAGCTGGCTTACGATGATACTGCTAGGCAATGGCGAATAATCGATGATTATGATGGGCTTAAGCTAAGGCAAATTCGGGATAATGGCAAGTGGAGAGACTCACTAATCCCTAGCGAAGATAATAAGTTAAGAAAGCGCAAGCGAGAGCTGGAGGAGCTAATAACAGCACTCAATTCAGCTAAGGAGTCCTCAACGGAGGCACTAAGCCTTGTAGAAAGCCTCAGAATCTAGCTCCTAGAATCCATCCCGCTACAGAGCCGTTTAGCAAAATGCCGATTACCCCTTATCCTTTGGGCGTGTCAAAGCCTTACACTTTTCTCCTACCATTACCTTAATAAAGAAAGGGAAGTATGGCTAATCTAAAACTTATCGACCTAGATGTTTTTGAAACCTCTGGGGTAGATAGAGCAGCACATCTTCACGATGGCTTTATCGTCATGAAAAGTGCCGATAGGGAAATTGAAATGAAAGCTCAAATGCTAACTGCATTGGGCATGTCCGAGGAGGATAATTTGAGTTCTGTAGAAGAACAGATTAACCTCGCCATTGCTAAGGCAGTTGGTGAGTATGAAATGAAGGTGGCAGACCTCGAAGCCGCTCTTGAAGCCGCAAAGAACCAAGCCGCCGACCTCGCATCCAAACTAGAAGCTATGATGTCCAACAATTCCGAAGAGGATGAAATGGACAAAGGCGAACACATGGATGACGAAATGAAGCTGGCTATGGAGATGATGGATGAAGAGGTTGCTAAGTCCGTAATGACTTTGCCAACCGAACAGCGTTCCATCTTCGCAAAGGCTTTTAAGGCACAGGCTGAGGAGATTACCAAAGCGGCTGAGGAAATTCGCAAAGAGCGTGAGGTTCGCCTTGACTCTGAAGCAGTTTCTAAGTCCAAGGAAACCTTCAGGAACATTGGCATTGAGCACGATGTTGTTGCACCAGCTATCCGCCGTCTAAACGAAAGCGACCCAGAGTTGGCTAAGGCTGTTGAGGCAGTTCTAGTAGCCGCTGATGCTCAGGTTGCTGAATCAGGATTGCTGAAGGAGTTCGGAACCGCTACTGGTTCAACCCCTTCTGTAGTTGATGAGGCTAAGGCAATCGCCAAGGGCTTCGTAGAGTCTGGAGTCGCTAAGACTCTTGAACAAGGCATTGAGAAAGCTCTCGATGCTAACCCAGAACTAGCTAAGCGTTACATGGAAGAGGTTGCCCGCTAATGGCTTACGAACTAACTGATTCACAGGTCATACTGTCTATTCCAGCGGGTGCCGACCTGTCTGCAAAGCAGTATCACTTTGTAAAGATAAGCGGAACTGGAGTAATCTCCGTTGCCGCCGCTACCGATGCGCCCATTGGTGTTTTGGTGAACGACCCCGCTTCGGGTGAGACTGCCGCAGTCGCCATCTCTGGTGTCGTTAAGGTAGAGGCTTCTGCCGCTATCCCCGCTGGAGCTGCAGTAGGAACTACCTCTACTGGAACCGCTGTCGGTCTTGTGACTGGAACCGACACCACCAAGTGGCTTGTTGGTCGTGCAATTACCGCTGCTGGTTCCGCTGGAGACATTATTACTGTCGCTGTCGATGCTGCTTCCGCAGGTCGAGCCGCTTAAGGAGAATGAACTAAATGACTAACCCAACCCTATCGCAAGTCCATGTAGATGCAATTCTAACCAATTCATCTGTGGCTTACATTCAGGCAGCAGACAACTTTATTGCGAACAAGGTATTCCCTATTGTTCCTGTTGATAAGCAGTCTGATTTGTATTTCAAGTACACCAAAGAAGATTGGTTCAGAGACGATGCGCGAGTTCGTGCTGACGGCGCTGAGGCAGTTACTTCTGGCTATGGTCTAACCACCGACAGCTACTACGCAGATGTCTACGCAGTCAAGAAGGCAATCGGCGACCAGATAATGGCAAACTTTGATTCGCCTCTCGACCCACTTCGTGATGCAGCAAAGTTCACCGCTCAGCTAATCCTAAACCGCATGGAAACACAGTTCGTAACCGACTATGTAACCACAAGCGTTTGGGGAACTGATTACACTGGTGTTGCTGGCGCTCCTTCTTCTGGACAGTTTAAGCAATGGTCTGACACCGCTAACTCTGACCCAATCGATGATATCGAAACAGCAAAGACTCAAATCCTTAGCACAACTGGATTTGAAGCCAACAAGTTGGTTCTTGGATACGAAGTGTATTCAGTTCTTCGCAATCACCCAGATATCATTGACCGCGTAAAGTACACAGGTCGTGATGTTCCAGACACTCAGTATCTAGCTCAGCTATTTGGTCTAGAAGAAGTTCTTGTTGCTAAGGCAGTCAAGAACACAGCCGTTGAAGGACAGACGGGCGCGTTCTCGTTTGCTTTTGGCAAGTCAGCACTTCTAGTTCACTCCGCACCAAACCCAGGTCTACTAATGCCTTCTGCTGGATATTGTTTCCAGTGGCGTGGTGTTTCTGAAGGTCTTGGTCTAACTGTGGGAACAAAGCAGTACCGACTAGAGCAGAACGCCGCTACTTATGTTGAGAGCCAAATCGCTTTCGCCAACAAGCTTGTTGCCGCTGACCTCGGAGCTTATTTCGCAACCGCAGTAGCATAATTAGCTAACCTTAGCCGCCCCCTGCCCACTCTAGGGTGGGGGGTTGCTTATTAAGGAGACAAAATGACATTTACTTACGCCGCGCCTGTTGCAGGTGTTTTTCCAAGCTTGACAGATGAAATTAGATTTCTGATTCAAGATACCGTTAGTTCGACTTTCAGCGTTACAGACGAAGAAATAGCTTATTTGCTGATTACTTATGGCAACCAGATTTACATTTCTGCGTCTGAGGCGGCTTCAATTATTGGCATTAAATATGGCAAAGAAGCTGCGATAACAAGCAAGAGCGTTGGTGACTTGTCTTTGTCTACACAATACGCAGAAACCGCGAATTGGTATCAAAAATTATCTGACAAATTGCGATTGGGTAAAAAAGACAACCTCGGCTCGCCTTATTTTGTTAGCACCGTAAGTCAGTTTAAGTTGAAGCAGTTTGACGAACTCGTTCCGTAGGGGGACAATATGCCAATCAATCAAGCACTAAAAGACTTAATGATTACCGCTGGCACATTCCAGAACATTTCATCAAGAGATGTTTATGGAAAAAGAATCGGTGGAGCAAGCACCGCCTTCAATTGTCATTTGACCCTAAACAGGACTGACCAATTCACGCCAGACAGCGCAAGCGCGGTCAGCTATTCAGCAAACATAATTATGGATGGCGTTTACGATGTTCAAGACGATGCCATTGTGGTTGTTGAGGGTATTACTTTCAAAGCCGCAAGGGTGACAACTTATTTTGATGAAGTATCATCTCATCACACCAGCGTAGAAATGACAGCGTAATGGCTAAAGAGTTTAAGATTGAACTTATAGGCGCAGACGAGTTGCTCGCGATTTTGGCTAAAGCGGGTGCAAGAGCGATACCTGCGGTCAAACAAGCCGTTACCGAAGAAGCCCAGATTATATTTAGGGATTCTCAGAGAATTGTGCCAGTTGACACAGGAACGCTTAGAGCATCGGGTCAAATTCTTCCCGCGAAAGAAGTTGGTAATGGGGTTGAGATTGTTTTCGGTTATGGCGGCGCGGCTAGTGCTTACGCTCTGAGACAACACGAAAATCTAAGTTATAACCACAAAGAGGGTAAACAGGCGAAATATCTGGAAGAACCACTAATGGCACGGAAAAGTAACTTTCGTCAAAACCTCTTGAAACGCGTAGAAAGGATATTAAGTTAATGAATTGGATTCTTGCATTAGCAACTTACCTTCAAACACAAAGCTTAGGCACAGCGGGAACGAACTTGTTTGTTGGGGTAATGCCTACTACATCATCAACAGCAACACTTCTGACTCAATATGCAGGAGGTGTGGTTGAAACTCAATCAAGCGGCATCGCCATACATCAGCCATCTTTACAGGTAAAAGTTGTAGGTCCAGTCGAAGATTACACAACCCCATTGACTCAAATAACAAATGTTCAAAACAGCTTGTCATTGATTGCTAATGAATCGTTGTCTGGAATTACATTTCTTAGGGTCAAGCCGATAAGCAGCATTATTGCTTTGGGACATGATGAACAACTTGCTTACGAATTTACCTGCAATTTCGAGGTGACTTATGTATAGACAAGAAGCAGACCGCTTGCAATTAGCCCTTGACGGCATTGTAGCCAACATAGAAACACTCAGGGAGGTTATCTCAAGAAGCATTGACCCTGAGCCGCCTGAGCAGCTTGCAGACACAATTATTGACCCGACCCAACCATGCACACATCCAGACATTCGCCAAATCGACACTATGGGCGGAAGTAAAACTTATTGCTTTGAATGTGGTTACGCCGAATAGTGTGGGCGTGTTAGTAGCCATCTAAAAAACCCTGCCACTACCTTAGAAAAGAGGACTTTATGGCAAACAACGAATACATCATTATACAGGGCATCGATTACCCACCTAAGAACCGAGCTGAGGCTGGCGAAGTGGTCAACGACTTGCCAAAAAACGCTGTGCCTTGGTTGCTTGAGTCGGGCATCATCAAACCTGCCCCTGTGACTTCTTATCAAGTTGCACCAAAGAGCAAGCAGACGACAGTAAAGAAAGAGGTAGCAGATGAGCTTTAAACACGGCAAGAATGGTCGTGCCTT